AATGTACAAAGCAATGCTCGATGGTAACTACAAAGAAGTGTACTCAGCATTAGGAGGAAGTAAGAAGGCACTATACGACCCAAGAAAGAATGTTACCTACCTAACAATGAATGAAGCTGCTGATGCTTATAAAGTATCTAAGACTACGATGAGTATTAACTATCTGAGATACGGATTAAAAAGAGTAATTATATGATTACTAACGAGGACAATATGGAACTAATGGCAAGGTATCCTGATAACTACTTTGACCTTGCAATAGTAGACCCTCCTTATGGTATTGGTATTAGTTCTAATCCTGTTCGCCAACAACACGATAAGAAACAATGGGATGATAACATACCTAACGATATTTACTTTGAAGAGTTGTTTAGAGTTAGCAAGAATCAAATAATATGGGGTGGTAATTATTTCGACCTACCTCCAACTCAAGGTTTCTTTATATGGGATAAGAAGCAGCCTCACGATTTTAGTTTGGCAATGTGTGAGTATGCTTGGAGTAGTATTCAAAAACCTGCTAAGATGTGGAGTTTAAGTGTTCTTAAAGAAAGAGGTAAGATACATCCAACTCAAAAGCCTGTTGAACTTTATGAATGGCTTTTAATAAATAACGCTAAAGAAGGAGATAAGATATTAGATACTCACTTAGGTTCAGGAAGCATAGCAATAGCTTGTCATAATTTAGGATTCGAATTAACCGCTTGTGAATTAGATAAAGACTATTACGAAGCTGCTATAAAGCGATTAGACCAACACAAAGCTCAACAAAGATTATTTTAATATGAACGAGGCACTACAACTAAGATGCGAATTACAAGAACTCACTCTAATAAGAGAGCTAATGTTCGGAGTACTAACTATGATGCTTATAGAAGCGGTACTACTAATCATCTTGTTATATAAATTAGAGAAATAAATGGAGTACTGTAATTCTTTTGAAAGAGATTTAAGACTCGGACAAGAAACTGAATCCTACTACGCTGATATATTTAAAGGAAGGGATATAGAAATCAAAGATGACTCTAAACACTCAGCAAGAACAGGTAATGTATTCATAGAGTACGAGTCGAGAGGTAAACCATCAGGAATAGCTAAGACACAAGCAGACCATTGGGCAATAAGAACCTCAGAGGATTCTTTCATTACAATTACAACTAAGAAACTAAAAGAAATAGCAAGAAGCTACATAGGAACAGATAGAGATGTAGTAGGAGGCGATAACAACACATCTAAAGGAGTATTAATACCAAGACACGAATTATTATGAGAGTACTGATTACAAATTCAATCGACTTATACACAGAATTTAAAATACTTGACGAAGTACAAATAGACGAGTATATAGATATGACATCGGATATATCCTTAGTGTCTGATAGTGATTTATATACTTATGATTTAGAATGGATTAAAGACATTAAAGATATAGATACCGCAACAGATGATGTGAATACTATGTTAATGCATCTTGCAATAAGAATGAGGCTAAATGATTTTATGGATAAAGAATATCCTAACTACAAACCTGTAGTAATAAATGCTCAGTTTATAGAGAGTGGTATTCATATTACAGGCACTTTAGCTTTGTTTTCTGATGGTGGAAGATTAACCTTCTAACAAAATCGCTAACCTCAATCGTTATATAAATAGAATTGATTAATCAATCTTTTTCAATTATGGATAAAAGAACACAAAACGGAGGAGCAAGAGAAGGAGCAGGAAGAAAACCTAAATCCGATGAGGTAAAACTAATAGAAGCACTTGATAAGCACATAGACCAAGAGGAGGTATTTGATACTTTGCACGGACTTATCAAAGAGGGTAACATTAGAGCGATACAGTTGTATATGAACTACCGACACGGTAAGCCGAAAGAGAATGTTACTTTATCATCGGATGGGTTTAACATCAACTTCAAGGATTTGCTTAAATTCGAATAGTGATATCTATTCAACAGAAGTACGAGGTATTAAGGGACTCCGATAGTCGCTACTTTATTGTTAGCGGTGGCAGGGCATCGGGTAAGTCCTTTAATATTTCTATTCTTATTCTCTTACTAACATTCGAGAAGGAACATACTATACTCTTCACACGATACACACTCACCTCAGCTTCGATATCTATTATCCCTGAGTTCTTAGAGAAGATTGAACTCTTAGGATTAGTAGAACACTTCCACATCACAAAAGATGAGATAGTAAACAAGGTTACGGGTAGCAAGATTATATTTAAAGGAATCAAGACAAGCTCAGGCGACCAAACTGCATCACTAAAGTCTATACAGGGTGTTACTACTTGGGTACTTGAAGAAGCAGAGGAATTAGTAGATGAAAAGAAGTTTGACACGATAGACTTCTCTATCCGTTCTAAGAAACAACAGAATCGTATTATTCTAATCTTAAACCCTACTACAAAAGAGCATTTTATCTACAAGCGATTCTTTGAGGACAGAGGTGTACAAGAAGGGAGCAACATAACGAAAGGAGATACTACCTACATACACTCTACCTACTTAGATAACATCAAACACCTTAATGATTCATTCGTAGCTCAGATAGAGCAGATGAGGTTACGCAGACCTGAGAAGTTTAAGCATCAGATATTAGGAGGGTGGTTAGATAAAGCAGAGGGTGTTATATTTTCTAATTGGGAGATAGGAGAGTTCAAGAAAGTAGGTACAAGTGTATTCGGTCAAGATTACGGATTTAGTAACGACCCTACAACGCTCATAGAAACGAATATAGATAAGTCTAACAAACGAATATACCTTAAGGAGTGTTTCTACCTACCAAGACTTACAACCTCCGAGATAATGCGTTTAAATAGGCAATACGCAGAGAATAATTTGATAGTAGGTGATTCAGCAGAACCGAGATTGATTACAGAGCTTCGTAGAGAGTGCAACATACGAGAATCAGTAAAAGGACAAGGTAGTGTAACTTATGGGATTAGTTTAATGCAAGACTACGATTTGATTATCCACCCTAATAGTACGAACCTCATCAAAGAGCTGAATAATTACAGTTGGCTTGAGAGAAAGAGCAACACACCAATAGATGACCATAACCACTTAATAGATGCTGCACGATACGCAATAAGCTATCAATTAAAGAACCCTAATTACGGGTCTTATGCGGTGAGGTAAAATTTTTTTTAATTTTTTTTCTTTTTTATTTGGAGATATAAACAAATGTTTATTATATTTGGTGTATAATTAAAAATTAAAACACAGACAAAATGAAAGATTTTAAAAATTTAGAGGTAGTTAAAGTTCCTGTTCAAGACCTTAAAGAAGGTGATATTATCAAGTTTTATAAATTTGGTAAGATGGTTTATTGTAAAGTTACATTAGTAGAGCCTTCTGAATTTTACGATAATAAATTTTGTGTATGGGGTCTTGATTTAAGAACTGAGATGAGAGTTTCGAATGGAATAAATGAAAACGGTAATCTTACTTACACCACTTCGAAATGGGAGAATCCAACAAAAGAGTTTAAATTATACGGACTTAACGCAAAAGCAAATAAATTCGTGATAGATTAACAACAAGTCCCCTTCGGGGGATTTTTTTGTATATTAGTATCTCATAAGAGTTATTAGTTTGTTTAGAAAGAGGCAGTCCCGTAAGGCTGTCTTTTTTTATTTAAAATCATTCGTTTCAAGCGTTATATAGATAACAAGAGTATTATGAAAGTAGAAATCAATGTACCTGACTCACTAAGTGAGATTCGATTAGAGCAATACCAAAAGTTCGTTAAGCTCTACTCAGGAGAAGTAACAGAGGAGTTCTTAGCACTAAAGATGTTAGAGATATTCTGTGGGGTTAAGTTAAACGAAGCCTATCAGATGAGGTTCAAAGATGTTGATGGTGTAGTAGAGTTATTATCTGACTTACTAAACGAGAAGCCTCAGCTTGTAAAAACCTTTAAGATGAACGGAGTAGAGTATGGCTTTATTCCTAATCTTGATGATATGAGCTTTGGAGAGTATGTTGATTTAGATACTTATATCGGTGATTGGCAAAACATTCATAGAGCAATGGCGGTGTTATACCGACCAATCAGAGAGAAAAGAGGAGAGCGTTATAATATCGTTCCTTACGAAGTAGTAGATGCTGAGGTATATAAGAGTATGCCACTTGATGCAGTAATTAGTTCTGTGCTTTTTTTTTATCGTTTAGGGATAGACTTATCGAGAGCTATGACGAACTATTTGGAGGAGGGCAAGGAGAGTCGTTTGGTGCAGTATCTCAATTCGGAAGAAAATGGGGGTGGTATCAATCAATATACGCACTTGCTCAAGGGGATATTAGACGATTTGAACATATCACTCAACTAAAGGTACACGAGTGTCTGATGATGCTAACCTTTATGAAAGAAAAAAACGAATTAGAAGCTAAACAAATAAAAGGCAAGATATGAGCGTAATGAATGGCTTTTACAGGGTAACACAAGTAATTAAGGATACCCTACAAGCCGATGAAAATTGTAACACGGTAACCTACGGGGATATCACACAGATAGACTTAGATAAGCAAACTATCTTCCCACTATCGCACCTTATCCTTAACGGAGCAACAAGCGGTGAGAACACGATGACTTTTAACTTCTCGGTTCTTGTAATGGATATAGTAGATGTATCTAAAGCTGAGGTAACTGACCCATTTGTAGGAAACGATAACGAGCAAGATGTATTAAACACGCAGCTCTCAGTAGCTAACAAGCTCATTCAGAAACTAAGAATTGGCTCTTTATACTCAGACAAGTATCAAGTAATAGGAGATGTATCCTTAGAGCCTTTTAGAGATAGGTTTGAGAATCAGATAGCAGGATGGACTGCAACCTTTGATGTAATCATAGAGAACGATGTCCACATTTGCTAAGACACAAGAAGCGTTCAATAAGTTTGGTAAGTATGTTATCCAACAGGCGAAAACGAATCTTACTAAGCAAAAGAGAAACGCATCGGGTGATTTATATAATAGTTTAGGATACGATTTAAAAGTAAACCCTAATTCATTCAGCTTAGAGTTCTTTATGGAGGACTATGGAGCTTATATAGACGAAGGGGTACAAGGAAGTAAGAGTAGCTATGTAGAGAACCGTAATAGTCGCTTTGAGTTCTCAGGAAGGTTTAAAACGATACCTACCTCAGCGATTGACAAGTGGGTAGTAAGAAAGGGTATCGCACCAAGAGATGAGAAAGGAAGATTTATTAACAGACAAAGTTTAAAATATGTAATAGCTAAGAGTATTTACGAGAAGGGAATCAGAGCAAGTTTTTTCTTTACTAAACCATTTGAAAGAGCGTTCGATAGATTACCTCCTGAAGTAGTCGAAGCATTTGCATTAGATATAGACGATTTATTAGAATTTACACGATAGACACACGATGAGTAGTATAATCAACACACGAAGTCCTTTTTATGTAAAGATAGCTTCATCACCACTAAGCTCAGTAGAGTTAAAGTTGTATGTATGGACAGGATTGCAAAATGCAAGACCTGCGACACCTGAGTACACACTAACGAAGTCAGAGCTGAATAATGATGACTATGTAGTATATGAGATAAGCGAACTTCTAAGGGATTTCATTTACACTAATTACTATACCGAAGCAGTAGATGTTGTTTGGGTGCAATGGTCATCTTCTATTGATGGTGGGAGTCCTACATTTAGTGCTTATCATTTAGCAATAGATGGATTCGGATACTTTGAGGAAGGAATCAATCCAAGAACTTCTATAGACCCACAAGATGCTTCTTATACACCTATGCTATTACAAGACAATGTTACGGTGTACTTTATCAAAGGAGAGGAGATTAAATTGCCTATATGGGCAGAAACAGAGCCTTTCATCGACCTTACTTTTACGGGTGGTGATTCTGTAGAATGGCAGTTAGTAGATGACTTTTGGGATGCCTACGATATTAATTGGAACTCATCGCTTGTTGATGTACAAATAGAAGATGGATGTAATATAAGTGCTTTAGAATGTAACTCGAATCAGAAAGTACAGTACTTAGGTATTGCACCAACGGATGGAATAGAAACGGGAGATACTGCGGTGATTAGTTCTACTATCGGTAATGCTCAATCTATCACGGTAACCTTTAAAGAAATCTGTGAGCTTAAATATACTCCTGTAAGAATTGTTTTCTATAACAAGTACGGAGCGATTCAAGACTTATGGGCGTCTAAGAAATCAACTAAGAGCTTATCACAGAGTGCTGAAACCTACAAGGCTAATATCATTGATTTAGAGACGCTTTCTTATTCTACCTATGCTCATACTCAGAAACGATTTGATGTACAAGGACAAGAGAGCATAAGCGTATCTACAAGCTATATGGATGAGTCAATTAACGAGCCTGTAAAGCAACTTCTAATGTCAGAGCAGGTTTGGTTAGAGATAGGCTCAGATACTTACCCTGTAACGCTTAAAACATCTTCTGTACAAGAGAAAACAAGTGTAAATGATAAGTTAGTTGCTTACACCTTTGAGTTTGATTTTGCAAGTGGTAAGATTCAGAATGTACGATAATGCAGACACTACAATTATACATAGAGGGTACACGGATAGATTTGTTTGATGATGAGTCTATTTCGCTTACTCAGACTATTCAGAATGTAAGGGATATAGGAAAGGTATTTACGGACTTTTCTAAGTCGTTTACGATTCCTGCTTCCAAAACCAATAATAAGATATTTAAGCACTACTACAACTTTGATATCGACAATGGTTTTGATGGTAGAAAGAAAGTAGATGCAACAATCGAACTAAACAACCTTCCATTCACTACAGGTAGAGTAAAATTAGAGGGAGTAGATTTAAAAGGTAATAAGCCTTACGCATATAGAGTAACCTTCTTTGGTAACACAGTAAACCTTAAAGACCAATTAGGAGATGCTAAACTATCTGCTCTTACTTGGCTAAATAACTTTCAATATGGTTATACTGCTTCAGATGTTCGCTCTTTAATGCAGGGTGGTGGAGATATAACCGTAGATGGAACTTTATATAATGATGCCTTAGTTTGTCCTCTTATTTCTTATGACCAATTAATCACAATATCAGCACCTAACATATCTGCGGACTTTACGAAATTTAAGTACGGGATTAGGTTATGGCTTATAGTAAAGGCTATTGAAGAATCAGGACTTGTAACATTTACGGATGACTCATTTATAAAGCAAACCGATAACCCTCAATTCTATAACCTTTATATGTGGATGCATAGAAAAGAGGGGGATGTGTTTCAAGATGCACAAGCAAGAATGCTTTATGCCTCATTCCCTTTTGATATAAGTTCAATGACAAGGGTTAAATCTTATGGAGGCTCTATTCAAGTGTCAGGATTAACGGGAGGGCAAGTAATATCATCTACTCTTAATATTTATACTTCAACAACAGATGATTATACAGTAGAGATACAAAAAGATGGTTTTACAGTAGTAAATGAAGTAGTATCGAATGGCGGTAATCATAATATAAGCCTGAATCTAACTAATTCATTTGGATATACAGTTTACATCACAGGAACTCCATTAGACTCTTTTGATTGTGATTGGTTTTGTTCTGATTCAGCACTTGGTGAGAGTAACAATTTTGATGGTTTAAGTCAGCCGATAACAGGATTTGTTTTTAGTCCTATAGACCAAATACCTGATATGAAGATTATAGACTTCCTTTCAGGTCTTTTTAAGCTATTTAATCTGACTGCTTATGAGATAGATGGAGAGATTAAAGTACAGACTTTAGATAGCTTCTATTCTGCGGGTACGACACGAGATATAACAAAGTATGTAGATACTACAGAGAGTTCCGTAGATGTAGCCTTACCGTATAAGGAGATTAGCTTTCAGTATGAGGGTAGAGAAACTTATCTATCTAAACAATACGAACAAGAAAATGAAATTGGATGGGGAACAGTAGAGTATAGAGGTGATGATTTTTACGATGGAGATACTTATGAGGTAACTGTACCTTTTGAGCATATGCAGTATTACAGAGTAGAAGGTAGTACGATACAGATAGGTCAGTTTAGTGAAGACCCATTAGATAATACTGCTGATTCTTCTCCTTATTTTAATAAGCCTCTTTTATTCTATCCTGTGTTAATTTCAGGAGGTGATACGGCTACTATTTCGGGTACGGGTATTACTACTTATTATATTCCTTCTAATTCGGTAGGAGTTGATTCAGGGATAGATGATGATACTTGCCACTTCTCAGTTGAGATTAATGAGTACACTAAAGGAACGGGATTCGATGGTTCTTTATTCGCTAACTATTACGATGATTATATTTCGGATGTATTTAACGCTAAGAGAAGACTTACAAAAGTAAAGGCTTATTTACCTACAAAGTTTCTAATCACTTACACTCTTGCAGACACATTAAGAATAGCAGATAAGGAATATAAAATAAACTCAATCACTACTAACCTCAACACAGGAGAGAGTAGTTTAGAATTATTGAACATAGTATAGAAAGGATATGATAAAGAACCTATTAGAGTTGCTTGAGATAGCACAAGGAGATACTGAGAACATCAAAGTAGCACAAGGTAAGTATTACTTACCTGATTCATACAAAGACACATTTAAGAAGATTAAAAAAGAAGCCAAATGGTAACAAAGACATTCGAGTTAGAAGCTAAAGCCGACAAGGCGATAGATGAAATTGAAAAACTCAAGAAACAAATAGAGGACTTAAATAAGGAAGTAGTATTCGCTAATAAGAAAACAGAGGAAGGTCTAAAGGGTGTTGAGGATGCGTCTAAGGCTACTGCTAAGGGATTAAGAGGTCTTGGTACTGCTATTAAGGCTATAGGTATTGGACTGCTCTTAGAAGCCTTTAATTTCTTTAAGGAAACACTTGGCGAAAACCAAAAGACTTTAGATTTCTTCAATACTACCTTTGAAACGCTTTCTTTAGCTTTTAATGACTTCATTAATTTTGTTACTGATAATTTCGGTGTAGTAGTAGATTTCTTTAAGGCTATATTTGAAGACCCACTACAATCAATTAAAAACTTAGGAAACGCAATTAAGAATAATATCATTGAGCGTTTTCAATCGGCTATTGATACATTAGGATTCTTAGCAAGTTCTTTTTCTAAAGTGTTAAAGGGTGATTTCGCAGGAGCGTTAGAAGATGTTAAAAGTGCAGGTAAAGAACTTATAGATGTTGTAACAGGTGTAGATAACTCTTTTGATAAGACAGTTGAGGTAGTTACAAAAGTTACAAAGGCAACTGCTGATTATGTAAAAGAAACTATTAATGCAGCTAAGGCTAATGTAGAACTTAATAAACAAGCTGAGGTAGCACGAGTACTCAGACAAGGTATTGTTGAGCAGTACGATAGAGAGGCTGAGAAGTTACGACAAGTAAGAGATGAAGAGCGTAACACTATTGCAGAGCGTATAAAAGCCAATAACGATTTAAAGGCAGTTCTTGATGAGCAAGAGGCAGCGATGCTGAAACAAGTAGATGCGGAGATTGCAGCAGCTCAAGCAGCATTCGATAAGAATAGTAATCAAGAAAACTACATCGCTTTATTAGAAGCTACACAAGAGCGTGAGGCAGTACTTGCACAAATAGAAGGATTCCGTTCTGAGCAGTTGTCTAACGACTTAGCATTACAGAGAGAACTTATCGAGCTTACTGAATCACAAACGGAAGCAGAGAATGAAAGAGCTATCTCTCAGCAAGAGTTTTTAGCAGAGCAGATAGAAGGTGAGTATCTAAGACTCGAAGCACTAAAAGCAGTTGCAGAAGAGGAGGCAAGATTAGAAGAAGAGCGACTAACTAAGAAGCGAAATCAATACAAACAAGGTACTCAGGCTTATGTAGATGCCAACAATGAGTTACTATCCTTCCAACAAGAGAATAATCAAAAACAAGTAGAGCTTGAAAGAGATTTACAATTAGCTAAACAACAATTAGTATCTGATGCTCTAAGTAACTTAGTAGCTATCGTAGGAGCTAATAGTAAGTTCGGTAAAGCTATTGCAGTTGTACAAGCAATTAGAGATACTTACGCAGGAGCTAACAAAGCATTAAGTGCTTCTCCTCCTCCATTCAATTTTATTGCAGCAGCAGCAACGGTAGCAGCAGGTATTGCGAATGTTAAACAGATAACCGCAACAGATGAGCCTTCAACTCCAAGTTTTGCAGGTTCAAGAGGTGGTGGTAGTGTATCGGTAGCTTCTGTACCTACTCCTCCACAGATAAACACCGTAGGAGCATCAGGAATCAATCAGTTAGCAGAAACTATCAATGCACAGACTAAACAACCTCTTAAAGCGTATGTAGTAGCAGGTGAGGTAACCTCAGCACAATCGTTAGAGCGTAATGCGGTAAAAGAAGCAAGTATATAAATACAAAATTAATCAGTAAAGGCGTTATATAGATATGAAGATTATAGAGCTAATCTTAGACGAGCAAAACGAGTTAGCAGGAGTAGAAGCTATTTCGGTAGTAGAGAACCCTGCAATCGAAGAGGACTTTGTTGCGTTCGCTAACCAAGAGATAAAGTTTGCTCAGGTAGATAATGAGAAGCGTATCCTTATGGGTGCGTTACTTGTACCTAACAAACCTATTTACAGAAGAAACGGAGAAGAGGAGTACTATGTGTATTTCTCTAAAGATACTATCCGTAAGACTGCGGAGTTATTCTTAATGAAAGGGAATCAGAATAATTCAACACTCGAACACCAATTACCTTTAAACGGGTTGTCGTTAGTAGAGTCTTGGATTGTAGAAGATGACCAAAAGGATAAGAGCCGATTATATGATATGAATGTTCCTGTAGGTACTTGGATGGGTGCGGTAAAGGTAAACAACGAAGAGGTATGGAACGACTATGTGAAAACAGGTCGAGTAAAAGGCTTTTCGATTGAAGGATACTTTGCTGATAAGATGCCAAGACCACAAGAGTCGATTGAAGAAGATTTAAGCAAGATTGAGGAAGAAGAAGCAGATACACTACTTGCTAAGGTTCGAGCAATCATAAAAGGGGACAAGAGGCTAAAGGAAGGTAAGCGTACTGAGTTAGAGTCTTACTCTGATTATCCTGATTCAGTAAAGAACAACGCTAAAAGGGGTATTGAATTAAACAAGAAAGTAAATAACAAGTGTGCAACTCAAGTAGGTAAGATACGAGCGCAACAACTTGCAAATGGTGAGCCTGTATCTATGGAAACCATCAAGCGTATGTACTCGTACTTATCAAGAGCTGAGGTTTATTACGAATCGGGTGATACTGAGTCTTGCGGATACATTTCTTATTTACTATGGGGAGGAAAGTCTGCTAAGAGTTGGGCTGAATCTAAAATAAACGCAAATGGCTAAACAGTCTGCTCATATTAAGATAGCTAAACCTAAAAAGTTTGGTGTACAAGCGAAGAGCAAGACAAGTAGTCTAAAGAGTTCAAAGTTATATAAAAAGAAATACAGAGGTCAAGGTAGATGATTAGAAACACTTCATATAAAGTACAATCGGATGTAGATACCGAAGAGGTAAGACTACAATATGCTATTGAGGAGGGTGCGTATGTAACTACCTCAGCAGGAGTGTGGACTGTATGGAATGGTGAGTGGGTAAAGCTATATCCGCAATCAGGTGTAGGTTCAGGTCTTGGATGGACAAGATACGATGATGGACAATACACATCTTCTAATAAGCTAAGCCTTGTAAATGGAGTTGAGGTTACACTACCTAACAATGCTTCTAATGTAATTACAAGCCACTCAGGAGTCGAGTATTACGATGGTACTAAAATACTTGCAGAGTACGAGAATGACCTTTATATGATGACTGTAGTATTTAAGGCTTCTGCTGCTAATGCTAACTCTACATTTCTTACGCTCAATTTAGAGGGTGGTAACGGAACACCATATGATAGAATCAAATTCGATGTACCATTCCCTAAAGGAAACGATGTAGCACACGATGAGCATCATATGTTTCAGTACTATGCAGATTCATCTTTTGTTGCTAATGGTAGCACTATTAAGATAACTGCAGATGGAGGTTCGGCTGAGGTATGGGACATTATATTTTTCATCTCTAAAGTACAAAGCTATGAGTAAAGATTTTCAAACACCGAGTTATTCAAGCCCTAAAGCAAGTAAGAGAGGGTGCTTATGTTGGGATAAGAATACCTACTCAAGAAAGTGTTGCGATGGCTCACTAAGAGCGCAGGGAATCGGAAGAACAAGAGGGACTAATTAAAAATTTAAATATAAACCAATGAACACACAAAAATCAGTATTTAAAAAACTATCTGCAATAGAGAAGGTAGAAGACAAAGTAGAGCTATCTGAGGAGAGAGTAGAACTTGGTGAGATAGAGGATTTTATCAATAAAAAGAAACAAGAAGCTGATAATCTTTGGAACGATGTAAATGGTTATGCTGCTAATGCAAGAGATGTTTCTCAGGGTATATCTATAGCTGAAAGATATTATAAAGAAGCAAAAGATGCTTATGATAAGTTTAAAAATTCTGAAAGAGAATATAAGTCTGCATTATCTGATGTAGATGCTTTTTATAATAGAATTAAAGTAGATGGATTTAAATCTCTTAATGATTATGATGAGATTGCTTCTGAGTTAAGTAAGTACAATGTTTCTGTAAAAGATTATTCAACTCAGATGAAAGAAATGAATAAAGCTGCTCAAGAATATAAGCAGATTGACAGAAAATTTACTGATATAAAATAATTAAAAACAATTTCGTTTATAAGAGTTTTTCAAGCATTGCTTACAAGTAACATATTCTAATCTCGTATCAAAATCAGCAACAGAATCAACATCTCTATTACAAGAAGTTTTAGCTATAATGAACGAGTTACCTGTACAATCGGGGTGTAAGAAATGAATAGTTGCCATAAGAAATAAATTTTAAGCAATGTAGAACAATTAAATGAAAATGCAAAAAAATAATCACTAATCGTTATATAAATATGAAACCAACAGAAATGCTAAAAGAAATCAAAACCTTATTAGGTATTGAGCTTTCTGCTGAGGTGGAAGAAGTAAAAGCTGAAGAAGTGGCTACTGAAGAAACCAAAGTAGAGTTCGCTCAAATGACCTTAGAGAATGGTACTGTTCTTGAGGCTGAGGAGTTCGCACCTGAAATGGAGGTATTCATCGTTACTGAGGAGGACAAGATTGCCCTTCCTGTAGGTGAGTACGCTATGGAAGATGGTCGAATCCTTGCAGTCGAAGAGGAAGGAATCATTAAAGAGATTAAATCTGAAGAGGCTGAAGAAGAAGCTCCCGAAGTGGAAGTGGAAGTAGAGGCTGCTGAAGAGGAGATGGGCTATGTTAAAAAGGAAGAGTTCGCTGCTGCTATTGACGAAATCAAAGCAATGATTGACGAGGTAAAAGCAGGAATGGAAAAGAAAGAGGAAATGGCACAAGTAGAAGCTGAAGTAAAAGCTGAACTTGCTGCTCAACCTGCTGCTGCTCCACTAAGACACAATCCTGAAGCACAAGCTCAAAAAGAAATGTTTAACTATTCAACAAAAAAAGCAGGTTCTACACGAGATAGAGTACTTGCTAAACTTGCAAACTTTAAATAAATCAAATAAAAAATGGCTACAACTACATCAATCACTACTACTTACGCAGGTGAATTTGCAGGGAAGTATATCGCTGCTGCCTTACTAAGTGGTAAAACTATCGAAGATGGTGCAATCGAGGTAAAACCAAACATTGCATTCAAAGAAGTAATCAAAAAAGTTGCTACTGATTCTAATGTAATCAAAGATTCTACTTGCGACTTTGCTGATACTGCAACTGTAACTCTAACTGAGAGAATCCTTCAACCTGAAGAGTTCCAAGTAAACTTAGAGTTCTGTAAAAAAGACTTCCGTTCTGATTGGGAAGCAGTACAAATGGGATACTCTGCATTTGACAACCTACCTCCTTCATTCTCTGATTTCATTATCGGGCATGTAGCAGGATTAGTTGCTGAGAAAACTGAGCAAAACATTTGGGGTGGAGTAAACGCTACTGCAGGTGAGTTTGACGGATTCACAGTTCTTATGGCTGCTGATGCTGATGTAAACGATGCTGCTAATGGAGCTGAAACTTCATTCACTGCTTCTAACATCATCACTCTATTAGGAAATGTTGTTGATGCACTTCCTTCAACTGTTATCGGTAAAGAAGACCTTACTATTTATGTACCAACTGTTGCTTACCAAGCATACATCCGTGCATTAGGAGGATTCGGAGCTAACGGTTTAGGTGCTGCGGGTATCGGTGCAAACGGAACTCAATGGTACAACAACAACAATGCTCTTTCTTTCGAGGGTATCAAAGTTCAGTTAGCTTCAGGTATGCCAACTGACCACATCGTAGCAGGACAGAAATCTAACCTATACTTCGGTACAGGATTATTATCTGACCACAACGAAGTTAAATTACTTGATATGGCTGACCTTGATGGTTCACAAAATGTACGAGTAATTATGCGCTTTACTGCGGGTGTACAATACGGTGTAGGTTCTGACCTTGCTTTATTAACTCTTGCATAAGAAATAAAATTGTTTAATCAAAGAAGGGTGGGTATGCCAATGTGAGCCTACCTGCCCTTTTTTAATACTTATAAAATACTATGGCTTGTTCATTATCACTAACGGGAAGACAGTTCCCTTGTGCAAAGGCAGTAGGTGGTCTTAAAAAGATTTACTTCGCAGCTTTCGTAGAGGGTGGTCTAACCATAACTGCGGGAGCGGTAGATGGAACTTGGTATGGGTATGATTTAAGAGGAGCTTCTTCTGTTGAAACCGCTATCAATGGTTCAAGAGAGAACAACTCTATCTTCTATACTCAGACTGTAAACATCCAACTTCCACTTCTTGACTCTGCAACTCAAGACGAAATTAAACTATTAGCTGCTGCAAGACCTCACATCGTAGTAGAGGATTACAATGGTCAGCAAATGGTAGTAGGATTAGAACACGGAGCAGACCTTACAGGAGGTTCACTTGCTACAGGTGCTAACTTAGGGGATTACTCAGGATTCACTTTAACTTTCGAGGCTTTAGAGAAAAACCCACCTGCATTCTTAACTACTGCGGTTACTGACTCTGCTTCATCACCAATCGCACCTGCGGTTAGTGCTGCATCATAACCTAACTTAAATAAGGATAATTAAGGGGAGCTATATGCTCCCTTTTTTTATGCCTCAATGCAAATTCGCAAATTAAAAGCGTTATATAGGTATGAAGGTTCTTACAACAAGTACGGATGCACAAGAATTGGTTATTATACCAAGAAGCTATCCATCTACTATTACTATAAGGCTAAGAGATGAGAGTACAAACGAAGTAGATGAGTACTCGGATGTTGCTACAAGCACTTCTAATGGCTATATGAGCTTCTCTAACGCATTTACTTTAGTAGAGAATAGATTTTATGAGCTAACTATTTTAAGTGGCTCAAGCGTTATATATAAAGATAAGATTTTCTGTACCGACCAAGTAATAGCGGACTACTCTGTAAACAATGGAGTATATACTACGGAGGATTCTTACGATAATGAATATATTATAATATGAGCAGAGGAACACAAAAACCCAAGAGTTATAACGACCTAAGAGTCGTAAACTTCAATGCCTACACATCACCTAAGATAGTAGAGCAAAAGAATAGAGATTGGGTAAGTTACGGAGAGGATAACGACTACTTTCAATACTTAATTGATAGGTACAACGGAAGTCCTACTAACAACGCTATTATCAATGGTATCTCAGAGATGATTTACGGAAAAGGATTGGATGCTACTGATTCGAATCGTAAGCCTGATGAGTATGCACAAATGAAG